AAAATCTTCATCTAGCAGTAGATGTTTAAGTATCTTGCTTTCGATCCGCATTCTCTTTTTCTTTCTCAATTTGTGATTCAAGAATTGATAATACTACATCACCCATCATCTTGTCAAAGTCTTTTTTGTCCGATTCATTGAGAGTTTTTTCATAATCACCGATTGTATTGTACTCAAAATGAAGTATCGCTTCTTCACCAGTTTCTTCTACATTCATTACACCAAAATAAAATTTGACACCATCATGCACGCCGTTAATCAATTCTAAAACTGCGGTATTGGCTACGGTATGATCATAGTCGGTAACTCGGTAGTCAACATTAATCTTCATGCTCTTCTTCCTCAGGTGGTTGTTCAAATTGACCATACAAGAATTCTTTCTTGCATACTTCATCAATCATATCCAGGAGTTCTTTCGTCCAGTATTTTTCAGGGTTGTCGTTGATTGATTTACCAAAGACTTTTGTGCCGTCTGGTAATTCATATCGTGTGGATACTTTCTTGATAATGTTATACTTTTCTGCAATGTCAAGAAGCCCGTAGTATCGATCCAACCCTTTGTCGTAGGTAATTTTGACTTCCACATCTTTATTCTCCTTAGTCAATCGGCTTTTATACAACCTAGCCTTTACAATGTTACCAATCACTTCAGTTCCATCTTTCTCTTTCTTCTTTGAAAGATACACAATCGTCGATGCGGTATACTTTAGTCCAGAACCACCAGACATCTCTTTAGTTGGTACATATGCACCAACAACATCATACACATGATTCGTTACAATTAATGGTACGTTAATTTTTGCTAGTTTCAAATTCAGTACACGGAATGTAGCCTTAATCAACTGTGATTTAGTCATGTCTCGTGTTTCTTTACCCTCCGAACTATCTTCCATTTCTTTGGTTGAAGATAGTTGACCTTGAGAATCAAGCACCATCATCATTGGTTTACGTTTCTCTTTTGATTGCGCTGCATACTTATCAATGATTTGCAATGCGGTATGCCTAAACTTTTGAATGGTATCTGGTTCTGATATGACGATCCGTTTGGTATCAATGCCTCTTGATTCCATCATATGTTTTGTAACTGCTGCTTCAGTGTCAAAGTAAATCACACCGCCTTCTGGATTGTCATCAAGAAATCGTTTGACTACACCCAGAACAAAGAATGTTTTACCTGTAGCAGATTCACCAGCAAATGCTGTTACTTTGTTGTTAGGTACGCCGCCGTATATACTGCCGCTGAGTAGAGCGTTAAGTGCATAAGACCCGGTATCGATGCAACCTGTATACTCAGCACTAGCACCTCCATCAGCAAGAATTTTAGTGTCTTCATCTTTCAATTGCTCCACTAATGATGTAAAAAAATTACTCATAACTAATCTCCAAATTTTGTAACATTCTTTAGTTGATTTTCATCCATTGCTATCGGTTCAACTGTTGTTACACCAGAATTGGTAATTCTCAGTGTGTGATTTGCAGCAATCAATAGCAGAATGGCTAAAGGATCAAATACACATATTAACATAATAATGATCCATTGTACAGACTTTTCTATTGTGTCGAAATCATTCTTACCATATACCAATTCAGCAACATATCGAATTGCACCAATTTCAGCATTGCCTTTGTTCTTTGCTTCACGGAGTGGTAGAATTTCTTTTGTTAATGCTTCAATCTTGTTTTGCGACTCAGTGATCTGTCTTTCCAATTTTTGGTTGGGTTGAGCATATCCTTCAGATTGCTTGAGTAGAATCGCCAATCGATTTTTTTCGATAGATAATCGTTCGTTAAGGCTATCGATTCTGGTAGTGTTCGTAACATAGTCCACACCGGAACCAGAATGAGACTGAGACAAATAGCCAAAAATACCAAGACTAGTAATAATACTGAGAATGATAACAGTAGCAGTGAAGTAAATCCGCATAGTAAGGTGAATACTGTGCCAATACCGATAGAGAAAAGACGCAGTGACAAGTTTGCCAATTTCAAGTGAGCCTCCCATAATTGCAATTGCGATTGGGCTTGCTGTAAAGATTGATATCAATCCTACAATGGAAAAGTATGCTGCAACCGCTGATATACCAACAGCGGTAAAAAATAGAAGAAGTGTGAACATTACCGTGTCAGTGATAATACTTTATCAATCTGCTCTTGAATTTTTTCTTTTCGATTTGGCCAATAGATATATTCTTTATCAGGGTTCTTCATGAGATTCACTAACAAAGGCATAATAAGTTTTTCAAGTTCAGTTAGTCTACTCTTAACATCATCTTGCATTTGCTTTCGTTCAGCATCAAGTCCTAATTTACCATCATTGTATAGTGATAGAATTTGATCCATCTTCGCTTCAATTCTTGCAACTGTTTCATTTGAAGTTGAAACAACTTCACGTATAACTGTGGTTTCTAAAGTATTTGGATCCGTAGTCTGCTTAACTTCAGTTTGATCTACAGCACTGAAACCAAAATCTTCAGCGGACCTAATTCCTAAATATTCTTGAGGTATCGTACTCATGCGAAAAAACTCTCCAATGTCGCAACTGGTTCTGTAGTCCAGTTAATGGTTGAAATAATGTTACGCAATGGGTCAACAAATGTTTTATCAAACTGTGTATCGTAGTCGATATAACTTTCAACACCAAATTCTTTCGGAAGCACCGTCGGAATAGATAGCACATTCTCTTGAAATGGATTAGGTGTTTTCATGTAGCAGAATTTAATCTTTTCACCTTCTTTGATTGTCTGATACTTCTTTGTCAGTTTGCGCTTTTCAAGTAGATGGTTATACACGATTGCGCCACGGACATGTATCGGTGTACCTTTTGCGTAAAGATCCTTTGCATCTCTATATTTAGTCAGCCCAGAAACACCACGAGGAAATGCAACATCTTCAAATGGTAATGTGAAAAACTCTGCTCTAAATTCTGCAATGAAATCTTGGAGTTCAGACTCATTACCTTTCATGACAATCTTTAGAGCGTCTTTAATTTTATCACGACATACCATTGGCGTTGAAGACTTGACTGCTTCAATACCCATAATCTTCATCTTAGGTTCAGCATATCGCACACCCTCTGAATCATACACGTTCAGTATGTAATGCTTCTTACCAGTCCAGATACCTTTGTCTGCAATGACTTCACGTTTCATTTGCATTTTCTGGTCAAACGCATTCATATAATTTTTAAGTTCTTCGTATGACTTATCAATGAATGGTTCAATCTTCGCTTCACATGCACGATTCAGTAAGTCTACGATTTCATTATTTGGTTTATCTTGCCACACCTTTTCAACAAGAGGACCAAGATTAAGATAGATTGAATCTGTATCAGATGCTATAACATAATCAACGCCATTTGTTTTCAATAGTTTATTGACAAACTCATTGAGTTTGTTTTCAATCCACCGAATAGACAACTGACCAGATAATGTAATCGCTTCAGCTTGACGGATATCAAAGAACCTAAAGTATTGATTGCCGAGTGCACCATAAGCGGAGTTCAATTGAACTTTTTTCGCTAACTGAAGATTCTTGTATTTGGAAATTTGCTTGTCACATTCAAACTTATCTTCTGGTGTCTTAGCAGATTCTTTTTTCTTTTGCCATTCAATCATAAGTCTTTTGTACTTAGACCTATCATTGTACATTGTCTCCATCATTTCTGGTAGAAAGCCCTGTTTATCTCTCCGAAACAAATGACCATTTGCAGCCATGCAATGTTCAGCGTGATAAGTTTTTTCATGGTTCAACAAGTCATCAACTGTTACGTTATAATGTTCACCATTAACAATGGTATCAGGGCTGATGTTGTATTGCATAATCAAATGTGGATACAGACTGTTCAAGTCAAACGATACAACCCAATCATACATACCGACAATTGGTTCTTTTACATAAGCACCAGCATACTGAGCATCTTTACTTGTATTGACCTTTTGTGGTACAACAATCTTCTTGTCCATTAGGTGGTTATGAATGAGTGTATCCCACATACGGACCTGTGTGAATACGTCTGTGATATTTACTTTTGCATCATACGCAAGAGCAAGTACCATTTCAATCAACTTCATCTTGTCTTCAAGTCTGTCAACCAACTCCACATCTTTGATGTTATACTCAATAAATTTTTGATGATTCAATTTGTATAACTGATGAAGACTTTCATACTCAGAGTAATCAAGTTTCTTTTCATCAAGTTCAACACTTGCGATATGATCCAACCGATATGACTCTTGTTGCGAGTATGTAAACTTTCGGTACATCTCTAAGTAATCAAGCGTAGCAATACCAGTGAGTTCAAAAACTGTTTGCGATTTGCCTGAGATTGTTGTAGTTCTTTCACCAATCAATTTCCATGGTGAAAGTCTCTTTGCAGTTGTTTCACCAAACAACCGATATATTCTATTGTACAAATATGGTATATCAAAGAATTGAATATTCCAACCAGTGATGATATCAGGTGCAGTTATCTCCCACTCCTCGAGGAATCGAAGAATCAATGATGATTCATCTTTACATTTTTGATACCAAACATCATCACGGGAATGGTCAAAATTACCTAAGCCAAATACCTGAATTTTATTGCCACACTTAAACGTAATAGCAGTGATTGGCTCAACAGCATCCGCTGGTTCAGGAAAGCCATTCTCTGAACCAACTTCAATGTCAATGTTTGCAATTTTGATAAGCGAAGGATCATAGTCTATCTTACCAGCATAGACTTCATTGATATAAGCATAAGCATATTGTGTCGTGCCATAAACTTTGAAGTTCTTAACCTCTTCATACTTCTTAATAAATTCAGCAGCATCACGCATGGTACCTTGCTTCACAGGTGAAACAAAGTAGCCCTCAATGGTCCGATAATCAGTCCTTGTTCGTGATGGAATGTAGAGCGTTGGATTATATTCAATTTTATCTTTGAATCTTTCACCATTCTCGTAACCACGGACTAGGATCTGATTACCATATCTTGCAAAGTTTGTATAGAATTTCATTAGGTGATTAGTTTACCTTTAGCGACAACGATTCCAGAACCATAAATCTCATTATACTTGTTTTGAATCTCAATTGCAACACTCACATCAAACATGACATGTTGCCGATTGATTTTTACAACCTTTTGCTCAGAAAACAACAGCATTGGTTGCATGTTCAATGCAGGTTTACCAGATTGCGTCATAGCAATACCAAGTGTGCAAGGATTCTCTACTGTATAATGGTTTGCGTCCTCACTTGTAATCTCACCAACTACTTCTTCACCCGTTAATAGTCTTAGAATTCTGAGCCCCATGATGTTTTCCTTCCGTCAAATAAATTTGGTCTTTTACTTTGAGTTTTTTCTTTTTGAGTTCACTAATTGCGTCATAGTATTTTTGAGGATCCATTTCAAGAATGGATATTGCTTTGTCTAATTGTAAATGCTCGCTGCGGAGATGCTCAAGGTATTCGTCATATTGTTGCTGTGTCATATCAGTCTCCTCTGGTAGTTAATGACAACAGTATGTATAACAAAGAGGGCCGAAAGGCCCTCTGAAATCACTTCATCATAATTTCTTTTGCTTCCTTGATTCTGCCATATCTTGTAGCGATTGCTGCTGCTCGTGCTTCACCGACAAGTTCAAGCCAAGATACAAATTTGTGCCATAGATTTTTCATAGGACACCTCTGTACTTGAGTTGGTTTTCTCGGTAAGCAAAGTCTGCTCTATCTACAGATTTGGCTAAGTATGATTCGATATAGTTTTTTGATGCCTTCACAAAGTAGTCACTGATGATTTTAAAGATTAGAATCATTTTCAGTCAAAAATTGTTTTTTTGAAGTCTTAGATTCACCATTCTTTACTTCAATCTTGCGAGGCTTCTTGTGCTCAGGAATAATTCTGTCCAGAGCAATCTTCAACATACCGTTAACCATTTCAGCATTGTCGATAACAATCTGGTCATCAAGTGCAAAGGTACGTGTGAATGCACGATTAGCGATTCCCTTGAACAGGAAATTATCTGCATCGTCATGCGTCTTGCCTGATACGATTAGTTTATTATCTTCAAATGTGATTTCAACATCGGAAGTAGAAAAGCCTGCAACTGCAAGTTCAATAACATACTTGTTATCTTCTACTTTGCGAATGTTGTATGGAGGATAATTTGGAATGTTTTTTGTGATGTCATCATGTAGCTTTGTTAGCTTGTTGTATGTGTCTTCATAACCAACAAAGAATTTATCAAAGTCTTTGAATACAGCAGGTAGTTGTGGTACAAATGTCATAAAAGTCTCCTTTATTAAGCGAGGTAAAATTGCCAACCCAAATGGCATCGGCACCAGTGGATATTTGAATAGCCTTCACTGGCATGCTATTTCCCATCCCGATGGAATAAACTTATTTATACAACTTTTGATGCTTTTTTGCGAGATACCACATAAGTTGTATTGCCTCTTTTGTTAGTTCCACGACTAACAGTAAAGCCTTCTTTCCTAATCTCACTCATGCGAGCACTTAGATTTTTTACACCAAATCTTGCTTCAGCTTGAGGACCTGAAATGGTTCTACCAGTGTCACACAAGTAAGAAATTAAAAGTTCTTTCTGACTCTTATCAGATTTTGTCATTGCCATATTTAAAACTCCATCAAAGTAAATAATGAATGCTAAAAATTATTTTTTAGCTGGTTCAGCGGGTTTTGCTTCCGCTGCTTTTTTAGCATCAGCCTCAGCTTTGCGTTCTTCCGGACGCTTTACTTTTGGCTTTGCTTTCTCGTCAGCCTTAGCATCTGCTTTTGGTGCATCTGCCTTTGCTGCTGGAGCTGGTGCTGCGGCAGGTGCAGGAGCTGGTGCTGCTGGCGCCTTTGGTGCATCTGCTGCAAAAACTGTGAAAGGAACTGCGAATAATAAAACTGCTAATGCTTTCTTCATTGTAAGACTCCTTTGATTTATAATAGAGATATAGTATCTCATACTATTTAACGCATGTCAAGCAATTTCGTTGACATGAATTAAATATTTTTTAGATGCGAACGTAACATCCATGAATGTTTTAAAAATGCATCTTGTCTCTCAGCCATAAAGTTACTGTAACCATGCATCATAGCCGATTCTGCTAAATGGTATGCTGTCATGATACTTTGTTGAACGATATCAATATCACCAATCAATCGCTGAAACATTGCTGCTGGTGGAACGATATTGTTTTCACCAGAAATTTGAGATAGTTGCATGAATCGCTCAAAACTTCCTGGTGCATATGCACCTGCTGCACGAATTTCTTCTGCACATTTGTCTACTGCACCAGAAATTTCTTCATAGAGATTGCCAAAGAATTCATGGTACTGTGAGAAGTCAGGTCCTTCTACATTCCAGTGATAGTATTGTGCCTTCAATGCTAGTGCGTAGTGATTGGCTAGAACAACCTTCATTGCTTGGACAAGTTCTTCCATTTTAGTTTACGTTCCTCTTTTTGCCTATGTTATACTTAGTAGTAAGTTGCCATTCGTCACGTTCTTTGTATGCTATAATTTTAATTTGTGATAGTGGTGCTACAATATCTTTAGCACTATCCGTATTCACAATTTTAATCAAGCCCCACTCTTCAAGTAGATTTGCAATGGTATTTCTTCTTGCTAAATCGTTGTCTGTAAAGTCTGTAGGCTTACCATCAAGTGCAAACAATTCTTTGAAATGAACGATATAGTATTTACCTTTTTTGTGTAGAATGTGGCAAGACTGGTATAAAGTTTTATCTTTTCTTGATGCAACACCAATTCTTGTCAATGTCTCACGCACCTTTAGAAAATCATCTTCTTCTTTAAGTCTCACCTCCAATAAATTATCAACGCTAACAGTCATTCTTATTTCTCCTTACTTTTCAAACCACCTTTTTCTAGTTTTAACTTCATTTGGTGAATTTGTTCTTCCGTGAAGAGATTCAGGACATCTTTAGCCTTGGTGTAACTGTATCCAAAGTATTGAGAAATCACTTCAACGGTGTCAATTTTTTCACTCTTTAACCATTTGCTATACCGCTTTTTTGGTCTGATGCTATTTAGTAAATAGAGAAATTGTGCCTTTGATTCTAGGAAATGATACTGATTCATCTCGTTAGCATAGAGAATCGTATCAGGAAAGAATGACAGCCCACGATTGACAACGAATGGTGCATATGCTTTTTCGGATGGTTCATCAACAATCAAATTTTCTTTTGATTGATTGATTGCGTTAATGAAGTCAAATGGCGTCATGTTAGTAATTGGATGTGGTATACTTCATCATTTCATTGATAACAGAATCTTGTACTTTATGTATCGGTACAACAGCGTCTTGTTCAATTGGCACCAATACCATATCGTCAATCCATCCATTGGACCTTTCAACTCTTCGCACTTTACATCTAAATGTGCTTTCAATCCGAAATAGCCAGCCGCTCCACCGATACTTATACTTCGGTGCAGGAATTGTAACGTAATAAAATTCATCTACGCTTCTACATTTTGTCAACTGACTTTTCTTAAATGCAATTGCACCTTCACTGATAAATGGTGTGCCGACTTTGACTTCAACTGTCTTATCGTCAGCCATCAAGTCTTTTTCGGAATCAAAATTGTCTAATGAAAATTGAACTTTGCGATTCTCAGCAAGATAATTACCAACATACTTCTCACCCATCTTACCAAGAATCTCAATCTTTTGTTCTCTTGTTAGAGGTGCTCTCATGACTTAAACTCACAATCAGCCATGACTTGCGTCAGAAATGCAACTAAATTAATTTCTTGGTCTGCTACAAATGCTGCTTTGTATTGATAGTCAGCAAGATATAAAATCAATTGCGGTATAGAATTTGGTGCCAGTGCATCATTAGCACCGTCAAAGATTTGCCGAAAGATTGCTTGTGGTTCATTGTCTAAATTCTCAACGACCCACTTACGCATACCAGAAAAGTTCTTGTCTTTCAATTGCTTGAATAGATCCTTGATGTTAGCATTTGCTACACTTGTTAGAATGCCAGCATCAATCTTACCTGTGACTGAGTATCGCTGCAACTCATTCAACACTCGGCGCCAATCAGGAAGATACTTCATAATCATTTCAGCAACAACTGCTTTATCATATTCAACGTTCTCTTTTTTGAGAATGTCTTCAACTCGCTTGATAAACTGAACTGCTAACTTCTTCTTGTTACCATTGACAATCTTGAAATTGACTACTGAACACCGACTGTGAAGTGGTGTGATGATCCGATTAACGTAATTACAAGTAAGAATGAAACCACAATTAGAAGAGAATTCTTCCATGAAGTTTCGAAGTGCTGGCTGAGTAGACTGAGGATTCAGGTAATCAGCTTCATCAAGTATAACATATTTACGACCACCGACAAATGAAATAGTTGAAGCATAGTTTTTAATTTCATTGCGAAGTGTATCAATGTTACCATTCATACTGCCATTGATAACAATGTAATCTGCACCAATTTCATCAAGCATGGCTCGTGCAACAGTTGTCTTACCGACACCAGGGCCACCTGCAAGAATCAGATTTGGTACATTCTTCGTATTGACAAACTCTTGAAATGTAGCTTTCAGGTCAGCAGGTAGAATGGTGTTTTCAACAGTCTTTGGTCTGTACTTCTCGACCCATAAAAAATCTTCACGCATACCTTCTCCATAATAAAAATAACATTATATCACTTCGTGACGGATTCGTAAAGAGTCTCCAAGTCTTGTTGATCCTGTTGTACTTGATTGAAGTTTTGTTTATGGTAAACTTTAGCCAATCTGCGAGTGTACTTCTTCTTGATTTTATAATTATCTTCAACCGTTTGAAGAATATCTTTAATCAAGTCTCGTTCAGCCTCCATGCGAGTCAGGCTGTCCGAGATTTCTTGCAACGCTTGACGAATTTTTTTCTTGTCTTCTGGTGAAGATGGTACGATTACGCTCATGCTTCGTACCTCGATCCAGGTTCCATAGCGATCCAATATTCAAGTGTTGGTGAAACAAAATGTGCAATGCCTTTTGATGACACACTAACAGCATAATCACTTGGAATCAATTTGATGTTACCGACACTGAAAGTAAATCGGAAGTCTGCTGTAGTCTCGCCGACCTCTTGAGAGAATGTATCGGAGCCATCGTTCTTAGCATCAACTGCTGCTAAAGTAATCTTAGACTTGTCACCTACAATTGCAATGTGTGGTAAACCAAGAATGCCTGCAAGTTTCAATACTTGGACCAATGCATCTTTCTTCAAGGTGAACTGGACTTCTGCACCAGACACTTTAATGTCTTTATCTGGTGCTGCTACAATCATTGATTCATCAGTTAACCGATAGACCAACTTTGATGTGTCCGATTGAATCACTGCACTACCAGCAGAACCGTCACCAGTTTTCTTGATTGAAATATCAGGCTTGTCTAGTGAACCAACAACAGAAAGGAACCGATTCAAATCATAGATGCAAAATTCATCTACGATTGCATCAGGAATGGTTGCTTTACCTACTACCGCCTTTTGCGCTGAAATTACCCTCAACAAATTGCCTTTGCGGAACATCATTCCCGTATTGATTGTTGAAAAGTTTTTCAGGACTTCCAATGTCTTGTCGCTCAATTTCATTCTTCACTTCTCCATAAAATTTATCATGTATATAAACCATCATAATAGCATAATGTATAACTTTAAGCAAGTCTTTTCTATTGCGCCCTCCTTTCTTGCCATATCGTTGTGCGTACTTCATTACATTACCAATAGTGAAACCCTCACCGTGACCACAGTCAATGATAAACTCAGTCGCTTGAAATTGGTTTTGTGAGTAGTGTTCACCGTAGGTCGCTTCAATATAAGCCTCAAGTTCTTTTAGAATCCGAGGCTCATCATATTTGTACGGTAAATTCTTCATCGTTTCGGCGCATGTTTGTCCGCTGTAGGTGATGCACCAACTGCTGCTAACGCTGATAAGGAACCACCCCAAGTGTAAGAGCCAGTATGTTTAAGTTCAAGCCAAGGCAGCATCCATACTTTTGATCCAGTCTTTCTTGCATACTGACAAAACATATAATCTTCGGAGAGATATCGCTTTGATTCAGGATCAATAACACAATCAAAGTATGCCATGATTTCTCTACTACCATCAAATGCTTTAGTACGTACATGATCAGGTTTGTATGATCGCTCTGGATATGCTTCATTCAATCGATGAAAAACTTGCCGTTGAATCATCATAAAACCTGTACCACCTTCTTTCACTTCAGCAGGCTGATTCAATGCAATTCTATCAGTACCATCTACAGGATTAAACACATAGTCGCCCGTAAAATTTTCTAGCACTAAAGGATCTTTATCAGCAAAGCCCTTATCAACGGCAACTTTTACTTTTTCCCATGATATAGCCTTCTTAGGATATGGTCCGCATAGAACATCTTTATCATCTTCGGATAAATGGAGCATAACTAAAACATCTTGTGCATTGAAGGTGATATCACTATCAATGAAAAGCATGTGAGTGAATTCGCTTCGGAGAAATTCGTCCGCTAGATAATTTCTTGCTCGTGTGATGAGAGATTCATTAAACATGAAAAACAACTTACAGTCAATGTTATACTTTGTACACATAACCATTAAGTCTGCTATAGATTTTGTATAACCACCATAACATTGTCCACCATACATGGGCGTTGCGATGAATAGAGATTTTTTTCTTAATTGTTCAACGTCGATTTTAAATTCCATAATGACTCCATAATATTATTGTAATATATTATATATGCGAAAAGGTGGCCGATTGCTCGACCACCGAAGAAAGTTTTTAGACTTTAGAAAGGTATTTCTTCGTTGTACACTGAAGGCGATTCTTGTTCTACAGGCGCAGTCTCAGGAACCAACTTTGTGTAGAGATCCATAAATGCTGTCTTGGTTTCAGCATCAAAGCGGTTGATACAGTAAGTGATAGCCTCAGTACGGTCACCAAAAATCTGATATGCTTTCGCAATGGAGACAAGTCGGCGAGTGGAAATCAATTCATCAATTGCACCCTCTTGAAAAGTCTTCCGAATGATATCAGCCCACTTCACAAGGATATCGGAAAACTCTTTATCTTTTAGGCCAAGACTATCAAACACACGGCTAAGGATCTTACTCTCAACTGATGTGGTAGGATACTCTTGCTCAACCGTGATAGGAAACCGCTCAAGGAATGCATCATCAAGAATGGTAGCAGCCATGAACCGACCAGTTTCATCGCCCTTACCTTTAGTGTTAGCCGTTGCTATCACATTGAAGCCAGGTGCAGGGCGCACGGTTTCACCAGTCTTCTTTACGAAAATTGGCTTGCCCTCAAGGATACCTTGCAAGCACATTAGCTTATTAGAGCCACGGTCAATTTCATCAAGGCAGAGAATCGCACCGGACTTCATGGCCTGGAGCACAGGACCATCGTACCAGCGGGTTTCACCATCAATCAAACGGAAGCCACCAATCAAGTCATCCTCATCCGTCTCCGGTGTGATGTTCACTCGCATGAATTCACGCTTGAGTTTAGCACAAACCTGCTCTACCATCATTGTCTTACCGTTGCCGGAGAGACCGGCTACGAACACTGGATAGAACTGGTTGGACGTTACCACCTTGAGCATTTTATCAAAAAAGCCAAAGGGTACGTACAGAGGATCCACATTAGGTACTGATGGACCTTCGTCAATTCGAAGGACTTTGGCAATCTTAGCCACTTGTTTTTCTCGCAATTCTACCACTGGAGCAACCACCGGAGTCACTGGAGCGGGTTGTTTAACAGGCTGAATAGCAGTCACGGTAGCAGCCATATCTACACCGTACTCGGCTAGAGGAAGTTGGTAAGTACCACGACCGATACGATTTTCAGGATAGGTTATCCATTCTTGGCGCTTTACGCCTTCGTTCTCCAACTCCAACAATTGCTGTCTTGTTACCGTATTACCAAAACGGCTATGAAGAGTTTTTAGATATTGAAGTTTTTCGGCACGACTGAGCATTTCAAAGTTCCTTTCTCAAAGTTCATACTATAATCATACATGGGTTGCTGCAAAATGTCAACACATGTTGTATTTTTACGACACTCGCTCAATAAACTTCTTGAGCAACACACGGTTTGTCAAGCGGTTCTGGTTCATCTTCAGGAATGCGCCACGCAACTTGCGAGCGGTTGCTTTAGATTCGCCAACCAATTCATCCAAATCATCATCTTTAATCTGGAGACTGCTACCACCAGGAATGATGTAGTATTCATCAAAGCCCCAATTATTGACAACTGAAACCTTGTCTTCTTTCCAGTTGCGAAACTGAGCATCAAGAAAATCAGCATCATTATACCGATTGTATCTTACGTCACCAGTCAAATGAGCCATTACGTTAGCAAAATTTGAACGGTAATTATTCGTGATATAAAAGCCAATCAAATTGCAACCAGTCTTATCTTTAAGAATTTTTAGGAGAGTGATTGTAATGGCACTCTGCCTTACTGGAACCTTATAAGTTTTTTTGGTGTCTTGGTCAATGATGATAGAGCCTTTACTACCGACTGAATTGTACAGGTAGTGTTTAATGCGACCATTTTCACCGTAGACACGGAGACTACCAGCATCTTCACCATCAGTGAGAAATACAGTGTTCACAATTTGTAGGCGATGTTTAGCACGAAACGCATTGATATACTTCGGAAGAATCATAATGGTAGTATTCAACGGCGTACTGCCTAAGCCGAGGGCTCTATCGTTAATTATAACACGACCAGAAACTGCTGCCAACATATCAGCACATTGCTTTCGATATACACGGTCAGGCATTGTTGAGGAAAGAAAATTCAACAACCGAGTGTTTTCAAGTGAAATTTCATCAGGTGCGTATGTTGTAATTTCTTCATTGCTATTACCATATTCGCTTGAGAATGCTACAACCTCAAATGGTACGCCAACTTTCTTACAAAATTGTGTAAGAGTAATCAACTGCTCAACCGTACCTTTGAGATGGTCAGCCATTGAACCAGACCAGTCTAACACAAGAAACAAACCATGATTCTTGCCTTGAGATACATTGGCAACACGACGGAAGATATCGTCATTGAATTTATAAGTATGCAACTTATTGGTATCAAGTTGACCAGTTTGAGCAACCGACACACGGCGCAACTCAGCGGCCTTCTTCCGCATTTCAAATTCCTTGACGAGGTACATCAAAGCATTTTTGTTTTTTGCTTCAAAGTCCTTAAGGAACCGCATGTTCTTGCCAGGCTCTTCCTCATATGCAATACGGTTAATGAGTTCTTTCCAGGGAACAAAAGGCTCAAATGCTGTAGTCTTAGGAATCTTGCCAGTGAAAATCTCAGCATTGGTTGATGATAGATCCTTTACTCTGTTCTGGAACGATTCATCTGTTACAGATTTTGGATCATACGAAGTCAGCGGATTAGCCTTAGTATCGTTGGCACCGCTGTCTTTACCAGAAGTGATGTCCGAACTATCTTCACCTTCTTCATCTTCACCGTCGTCAGAACCACCGTCATTACCATCCTGATCCATTCCACCCATCTGGCTACCACCAGATGATTGGCCGTCGCCGGCACTATCATCTTGGAAAGGATCACCCATATCTGATTCAGAATCTTCACTATCGCCGGGTTCACCAGGCTGAGGTTGTGGTTCTTGTTCCAGCTTGTCCTTCATTTCCTGTTTGCAATATTCGTACAACTCTTTAGCCACTTGGTATACATCTTCGAAGGTTTCAGTAGCACCAACTTTGTCTATGAAATATTGCTCTTCGGCATTGAAGTGGACATCAGCCGAAACGCCGAGTTTGAAGTGGATATTGATCCTGTCAATCAATAGGAAACCGTCGATATCTTTACCCTTGATGGAAAAGAAATCACGCTCATTGAGTTCACGATAGCCGATGCCAAATGATTTACGGATACCTGGGTATCGTGTTTTGATTTTACGCTCAATCCGAGCATCCTCTACCACATTGAGGAATGACTTGAACCCTGGCTTCATGTTATCCATAACGGCATCATGCCAACCTTCAGCCGGAGTATCGAGTGCATGACCGACTTCGTGGCCAACCAGCAAGTCATAGAGTTCGGGTGAAGTGTCTTCCCAGAGAGGAAGAGTCAACGTCCGAGTCTTGGGATTGAATGATGCTGTCTCCGCTCTACGGATGTCTATGTTAAGATTCTCGGTGGCCAGAAGTCTGGCCAGCGTGGATTTTGTCGTTTGTAGATTGTCCATTTGTTTTCTCTCAGTTACCTATGTAGTGTACATGGGTTGAGGAACAAAGTCAAGACTGTTGTTTTTCTGCTACAGTTGGTTCTTTGTAGTTAGTAATCAATCTCATTCCGAAATTATTGACACCGCGGCCAATCTCTATGCCTGGCTTTAGAATCAACTTGTTTTTCTTGAACGGACCATAGTCAACATAATGATGCCACCGACCGTATCTCCATACAACTCTTGCAACATCAGGATGCAAATCAGCAAGCATCTTAGATTTATTAATTGTGCCACTACTATTGTATCCGGTCTTTTTAAAATTGTCATCTTTATCAGTAAATTCTTTATGATAAAATTCATCAGTATTACCGCCTTTAACAGTTTGTGTTGCTGCTTTACCTTGAAGAAATGCATTGAACTGAATCGTACAATCGCCATCTTTCAGCACACGAAGACATATATCAGTATCTTCATTATAACGACCACGCCATTTATGCTTGCAATTATTTGAAATTAACAGTGTAGAATAGATTCTTGTATTCTTCACATACGGTGGATACTTTTGATTCGGTGCAATGAAGAATCTGTACTGAAAGCCAGAGATTGGTACGTTTTCAAATCTATCAATGAATTGTTCAGCAGCATAGAATATTACGCCAGATTCTACACGAATTCTTTTGTTGTTATGTAGCCGATAAAAGTCTGCAATATTATCATCAAGTACCCAATGCTTTTCAGCACCAATAGAAATTGAGTGATCCCACGCCCAGTTTCTCGCTCGACCTGGACCATCGCCATGATTACTGAATGGTGCAACTAGAAGTGTTACATAGTCACGAATGTTAAATGTGTCTAATGCTTTGTCATAATCTTTCAAGTCTTGAGGTTCAATGACGATGTAGTGAGGTACTTTCATACGTGAAAGTGACCTTGAAGTTCCCATAGAATCTGCACGACCTTTTGATACTATGTAAACTGGATGAGTAGGATTTGTCATAGTATATCCTTAAAAACTTTGTTCAGTGTATCTTTAAACTTATTTAAATTATGTTTTTCTTGTGTGATTTTAGCAATATTTTGTCTATCTGTCAATGAAATTTCATTCATCTCTTTAATTATCGTTTTTAATTTTTCTGATTCAATGTTTTTTGGTACATTTCTATAATGTTCCGATGATGCCGCAATTGTCATGCTTGAATGTTTTCCAGAAGTATCAGTTACAAGAATTAAAGGTAATCCATAACTCAATGCTTCAAGTGCGGTAATACCCCAACTTTCAAAGGTACAAGTTGAAACATAGACTCCGCCTTTTGACATGGTAAGCAATGTATCTTTATGTGAAAGACCTCTAAAAGTGTGTTGAGGATTTTGCCATTTTTGATTTTTTTCAAAATATTTTTTTTCTTTTTCTTTTTTAGATGTTATCGTATCACCTGTTATCACTGCCGATGTCAAATTTGTTTGATATAATTTTCTATGCACCCAAAAAGGATCTTTACTACTTAATGTTCTACCTATAGTAACAGCATCAAACTCTCTATCTCCATTATAAATTTCTTCGCCACCGATAACACATGCTGAATTAATATATCCTTTTACTCCCTTAATTGGACTTCCAGTTATTCTTTTACAATTTGCATCATAAAACTCATGCTGATTTTGAGATACAAAGTATAAATGACCTCCTCTGTTCGTAAAGTCATTAAATCTTTTTACCATTTCTACCATCATTATAGTTCTTTCGAGTGGCTCATGACACAACCAAACCGTAGGCAAACCATACTCTATTAAGTCGCTACCGTAAACTTTCGACATATCGTTAATGAAAATTATATCAGGATCGTTTTCTAATAATTCAAATCGAAATATACCCCAACCTGTCCTATTCTTTCTCTGCTTTTTTGTAATCTCGACAGGGATTACATTAGGCACATTATCATAAACAAGTTTCTTAAATCGTTCTATTCCGCCAAATACTCTATCACTATGAATACTTAATCCGTTTTGAACTAAGTATGGCATAATTATTTTTGGAAAATTCACTCTTCAATCCATCTCATCAAAGCATTCTCTGTTCTATCGAGTTTAGGATGCCAAATCGATTTTGTTTTTTCGCTCAAATTCTGATCAATGAGTTTTGCAAATTCTTCGTAATCTTCTTTGTTACGAAAGTGGACATAGATTGTTTTGTATGTAGGATTATCTTCTTGTTTATATTCTGGCATACCTTGCCAGAATTTTTTCCATTCTATCTCTTCATCAACTTCCAATAGCTTCTTGTCTTCTTCAGTCAAATTTTCCATATGCTCAGTAAGATCAGGTGTACTGGAAACTTTTTCCTTCACACCCATGAGACTTTCATAGTGTGTAGATTCATCAACTGGTTTGATTTCAACTTTCTTTTTTACCATTATTCAATCTCCAATTTTCTTACTGGAATGTTACACTTTGTGAGAAATTCGATACCATCATCGTTTCGGTACTTTTCATTATAAAAAACTTCTTGAATACCACTTTGATAGATAAGTTTAGCACAATCTAAGCATGGAGAGCAAGTCACAAATAAAGATGCACCATTTCCACTCTCAGGTGAACGTGCTAACTTTGCAATTGCGTTTGATTCTGCATGAAGGACTTCTGGTTTAGTTTTCCATTCACCCTCAAGTTGCGCTGTTTCATTCCAATATTCACATACATTAGTCCATCCAGTAGGCATACCATTATATCCAATTGATATAATTCTGTCATCTTTTACAATCACTGCACCTACTTTCCTTCTAATTGCTGTACTATGCTCTGCAAAAAGTTTAGCAGTCTTCATATAAGTGCCTAAGTATTTTTCTTTAATCATCCTTCTGACCTTTAACTCTTCTACGAAGAATCGTCCTTTTTCTCAATGCCCTCTCTGCTTCAAATTTTGACGCAACTTGTGTAAACACTTTACCTTCCATGTGATCACACTCATGGAGAATCACACGGCATGTGATGCCCATGAATCGATCCGTTTTAGTTTCACCGTGCTGATTCGTATACCGAATACGAACCCATTCAGGTCGCTTGATGTTCAAATACAAAAGTGGAAAACTTAAACATCCTTCTTTTAATGGTATGAGTTTTTCGGACGTTGCTACAATTTTTGGATTGAATAGTGCAGTAGGTTTGTTATCACTCGCTCTAATTACAAACACTCTATAGTCTAGACCAACCTGATTCGCAGACAATCCTAAACCGTCATTCGCAACCATTGTTTCATTTAAGTCATTTGCAAGTTCAACGGGATCACATGGCGGATTTGAGAAATCAAATTCAACGCATGGCACTCTCAATATAGGTGCAGTCTCTTTCAATAGTTCATATTTCATTTTGCAATCCTTGAGAAATTATTTACCTTTTCAAATTTTATCACGTTATCAAATCTATCTTGGAGAGAATCACCTTTATGACTGATAACAAATAGGTTGCTGTCATCCAACATTGCAAGTATTTTCATCAAGTCTTCAGTACCATTTGCATCTAATGATGAATCAAAAATTTCATCAAGTATGAGTAAATTGGTATTCGCTGAGTTCTTCAGTTTTGCAACTGCTCTCCATGTCAACATCAATGCCATATCTATACGTTGCTTTTCACCTTCACTAAACGAAGCATAACTAAAATCATCACGATGTCTTGACTTGATGGTTTCTTTAAAAGATTCGTCAAGCGTAAAGTTCACAAAGAAATCCATCGCTTGGAGATTCTTGTTTACCAACTTGTTGATGATTGGTATATATTGTTTTACAATTCTTGTTTTTATACCACCGTCTTTGAGCAATGATGTAGCAGCATCATAATATGATTTCTGCGTACTGAGTTCCGTATGCTTGATTTGAAACTCTTTTAGTTGCTCTTCAACCAAATTCAATTTTGCTTTTTGTTCATTCAAGTCTGTCTTAGAATTCTTCACAGATTCTAATTCACGATTCAATGAATCAAGAACACTCTTCGCAGCAAATGCTTTTATTTGCCATTTAGAGATTTCGGTATTGTTATTTGCAATTGCATTTGCTATGCCTTCATACAAATTTATTTTATGTTTGAGTGCTAACGATTCTTCTTCGAGCGTTTTAATTGCTTCGGTAACTTCTTCATGCTTAGATGTTTTGTCCGATATAACTTTTTGCTTGAATGATTCAGTAATCGTCTGCTTACATGTTGGACATGTTTCAGTGTTATGATAAAATGCAATATCGTTACAAATTTTATCACTTGTTTTTGACAGATTGACTTTGATAGTTTCTTGTTTCGCTAACTTCTTTTGTGATGATGCTAAGTCAATAATCTCTTGAGTTAATAATTCATTCTCAGCAGACAGTGTACCATGATTAGTTTTACATTCAGTGATTTCGTTTGTCGTATTTGCTATGTGACTTTGAAGTGCTTTAATCTTATCAGCACTATTTCGTTCTAATGTTTGTATCAAAGCAACGATACTCTGCATACGCTCGGTATGTATAGCAACATCGCCTTTGATTTGTGCCATTGCATCTTTCAATGATTGGACTTTATCTTTGAGTACCGTATTCATCTTTGAAAAGATTTGAATGTCCAATAAGTCTTCAATGATTTGTCTACGGTCTGCTGCACTCAGTTGCATGAATGGTGTAAATGATGCACTTCCTAGAACAACAATTTGTGTAAATGATTTGTGATTCAGTTTGAGAATGTTTTTCTCTAAGTGTTCCTGATAATCTTTTACGGATGCATTCTGAGTAACCAAGTTATAGTCACAATAAACTTCAAAGATTCCTGGCTTCAAACCACGAATGACTTTATAGAATTTCGTACCAATTATAAATTCAATTTCTACAACACAATCACGTTGATTGATGCTGTTCAACAATTGTGGCTTGTTGATATTGCGAAACGGTTTACCAAATAGACCAAAGCACAAAGCATCAAGCATGGTAGACTTGCCTG